CAGCCAGCGTGCCGCCAGATATTGACAAGGCAGCGCCTATACCAATCTCTTCAGCAGCGCCTGTGCCAGCGGTAGCGCGGCCTAGCAGCTTATCGGTGGCAAGTTCCAACTCATGCTCTTCGTTCCAATTGGACGGCTGAATAACTGTTACGTCAAGGCTATCGTCTTTGGCAGACTGAAAGGTATGTTTGAGGCTTACGGTCATTACATCGTTCCTTCAGGCGGCATCTCAGGCATGGCGCCCATTTCTGGCATTGGTTGCTGTTGAGGCATTTCTTCGGTCATGTCAGGTTGCTCACGCATTTCAGGTGATCCGCTAATCAAATCACCTGTATCCAATGCGCCAGCAATCGTCCCCATGACAATATCCTGAATTTGCTCTTCTGTCATCCCTGCTTGCATCGCGCTGATACGTTTTGTTTCCGCATCGTAGGCGTCTACCTGTGCCTTGTATTCCTTGATGTCCACTTCGCGCTTCGCAACGTCAGCCTGCACGCCTTCGATAATATCGACCATGCGGTTCAGTTCTTCAGCCATGACTTCCATTTGCTGTTGTGCAGCAGCCATTTCAGGTGACTCATCGCCTGTAGCAAGCACCTTGGGATCAAGGATTTTCTTGAACCGCTCTGCCATTTCCTGCGCGCCGGGCCAATCCATGTTCTTGATGAACAAATCGCCTGCAACAGCCCAAAGTTGTGGGTTGGATTGCAGAATCTGGCTCATAGCATCAAGTGCTTCTTGACGCTTGGTCATGTAGCCGGGGCCAGTAGTAACCATAACGTCGTATGTACCAACGCCGGGGTTGTATATCTTTTCGATCAGACCGCCAGTTTCTTGGTCACGCACTTCGCGTACAGCTTCTTCCTGCGCGGGGTCCATTTTGACCATGCTGACTTCGCCGTCAGCACCAATGATGCGTGCAATGCGCTGTGTGTCGTAGATTTTAGGGATCATATCAACGATCTGGCGCGTAATGTATCGAATGGCCCGCGCAAGGTTGTCAACATAGTGGTACGTGCCAACATCGCCCTGTTTTTCGCGTGCGACAATAGCTTTTGCCGACCGTTCGTTGCCTTGCTGGCCCAGCGACGCATCATACTGGCCTGTTGTGGCCTTGATGTCCTCGCCAGCGCCCATTTTAGCCTGTATCAGACCTGTTTGGGGCAAAGGTGGCTGTGCGCGTTGTGGAAGCGGTAGAACGCCTCCAGCGCCGTCTGTAACGTCTGGGTTGACTTCCAAATACGGCCAGTTGGTCGTGTTGGCAGTCTTCCACTGGTTTTCGTAGCCTTCAAACTGGCCGCCGTAACCGATAAACGGCGCTTTAGGCGCCAATGCAAGCATTTCTGCCTCTTGGCTGGTCCAGTAGTTGTACATACGCTGGGCATCTTTGGCGTTACGCACAAGCCCAGAGATGTATATCTGTCCGTCAACTTCCCATTCGTTGCCAATTACGCGTACAACAGGGATATATTTGCCTGACCACTCGCGCTCATCAAGAATGTCATAGCCATTGGTCTTCATCCACATGACTTTTTTACGGTCTACTTTGCGTGTGCGAAGCGGTTTACCGTACATTTCTTTAAGCTGCTTGTCTTCTGGCGAATTAGCCTTGGCAGTCTGGTTATTTGGGTACAGATGCAGCGTTTCAGGCTCGTAGACGTTGTAAAAATACTCCGCAATGCGGATTGTATCTTCTTGCAGCCACGACGAAATGCCCTGATCGCCGACGCCTTGGCTATATAATGTGCTGATTGGCGATGCGTCAGGGAACAAACGCTCATATTCTGACTTTAGTATATCTTCGGTGATAAAGCACCATTCGGCATCTGAGCCGCAGGGGTCTTGGATTGTGGGGTCCATGTAAACGCTGAATGCGTTACGGACACGGCCAATCTTGATGTCTTGGTCAAACGTATCGTCGTTGCAATACTCAGTCAGCAGGCGGATGTAACCTTCGCCGTAAGTGACTTGGTTGTCGCAGGCTGTGTCATACGCAACGTCAGCATCTGACATATACTCAATGTGGCGCACCACACCATTGAAGATTTCGGCGACCTGTACGTCAGCATTGTCATCCGCGGGTATTACTTTACCGTTTGGCCGGTTCTGGCGCTGCTCATTCGTTACCTGACGCACGTGCTGTGGCAGCTTGTTGATTGTCAGGCATGGACGCGCGTTGATAGCCTGTCCTTGCACGCTGCCGCGTGTTGACAATACGTCAGCAGGCCACTGCCACTGGTTGTCAGGGCTGCCGGCCATAAAGCGTAGATCGTCTAGTTCGTCCTCACGGCTGTCTGAATACGCAGCCTGCGCCATTTGAAGACGGCTACGCAGGGTAGCCATCTTATCGTGATCGTCGCGCGTTGTCTTAGGCGCGTTCGATCCTACGTTGGCGACTTTGCCTGCCGCTTCAATGCCTGTGGGGTCGGCCATAGATTATTTCTTGCCTTTGCTGGCGGCGCGCTTCACGCTGTAAGCGATAGCGACGGCTTGTTTCACAGGTTTACCCGCATTTACTTCCGCTTTGATGTTTTTGCGGAACGCAGCTTTGCTGGGTGACTTAGTAAGAGGCATAATTAACGCTTTTTGCCCATTGGCGATGACTTCATGTTTGTAGTCAAGCTGATAACTTTTGGCGCTTTTGGCGCTGATGGTTTAGCAGGCATCTTGACTGCGCGTCCGCCGCCGGCGTTTGTCGGGCCTTCGCGCCGCAGAAGCGCCTCTATTTCGCGTGGGCTATTGCGTTGACGCGAAGGAATGGCTGCGTTTTTCGCCGCGCCCATTTCAGCTTTTATGACTTTCGGATCGGCAAGGCGTTTGCTTGGCGTGCCGTAAATATCTTTTCTACCTGATGGCATTTACTTACCCTTCTTAGTTGGCTTGGCCGTCTTGGCGCTTTCTTTGAAATCTTTTGCTGTAGGTGCGCCTTTAGCACCCGGTTTACGCATTTTCTCGCCAGAGCCAGCAGCTATGCGGGCTTTCTTAGCGTGGATGTTTGCATATAGACCGGGTTTCATGGGCATTTCCACCTTTTCAAACTAGCTTTGGCACGTTCTCCGTCTTTTGCCTTAGCAGCTACTGCACCCATGCGCGCGCAGAATGACGCTTTGCGTCCTGCGTCAGCTTTTGTTTTCGGGCTGGGCGCAGGCGCTTTTAAGTTACTACCTGTAGCAGCGTTATACTTGGCTCTGCCAGCGGCTGTCAGGCCCGCACCCTTTGACACAGGCAGTTTCTCGCCTCTGCCAACGGATAGCGACACTGATTTTTTCTTGTCAGCCATTAACTGCCCATCCACGATGTAGATATTCCGCCGGGAGAATAGCCTCTTGTACGATGCTTGTCAACGCGTGTCAGACGCGGATCAGTAGATGCTACAGGAAACGCGAACGTGACCGCTATGGCGTCCGCTGCGTCTGGCGAGGCCAGCCCGCGTGACTTCATATCCTTCTTGCTTTCAAGGAACAGCGTCCCCCTGCTGTCAGGCTTGGTGCGCGGGCTTATGAGGTCCGTCTTCAGGAACCTATCTGTCGGGATGTGGCCGGTTCTGAGCCAGTCACGCATGGCGCCCCACATCTCTGCGCGCTTGTTACCCCACATGGTCTGGTTCTTAGCTTTGTTGCCGAAGTTCACGCCGCGTATCTTGTACCGCTGTTCCTTCAGCCTGTCCACGACGCCTGCGCCTAGCCCGCCTTCGTCGATGCAGACCAGCGCCGGCTGGAACTGCTCTATGGCGTCGATGACATGGCCTGCCACTTCCATAGTGTCTGCACCGCGGTGTCTTCGCAACTCTAGGATGTCACGGCCCTGCCGTATGGCGATGACCGTAGCGTCAGCCCCGAACCGTGCCGGGTCTACACCTATGACGATGGGCGCGCTGGTATCCTTGACAGGCGCACGCTTCATGGCATCATCGACCAGATTGCTGCCGATGAACTGATCGTCACCTTCTGAGGGGAAGTTACCGTACACTTCGACACTGGCTTGGTAGCTGTCTGGCCCGTATTCATCAATAATGCGCTGGTACAGGTTCTTGTCTGTACCCTCGACATCACGGGCGTCGATGACGCGTGTTGACCAGAACGCCCGCTTGCTGTGGAACGTTTCGTAGAAATAGCCTGTATTGCGCCGCGGGTTGGAGAACGCCAGATGGAAGCGATGTGGAGTATTCTCCGTAAAGAAACCATCAGACACTGACCAGATGCTGTCAGGTATACCGCTGGCTTCGTCAAATATCAGCATCACACCGTCGAAGTTGTGGACCCCCGCGTATGCGTCAGGGTTCTCTTCTGACCACAGCCGGCCTTCGACTGACCAGTAGCGCGTACCTTTCTTGAGGTCACGCTCGACTAACTCTGTCAGCCACTTGGCTGGCATGATGCGTGTGGCGGCTATCTCAAACCAGTGACTGTTGAGGCTCATGGCTAGCCACTTTGTAATTTCCGCCCATGTTACGGACCGCAACTGCGCCTCGGAGTTTGCCGACACGATGGTGGTCGATCCGATGCGTGATGACAGCATCCAGATTGTTAGCCATGATACCAGCGCCGACTTGCCGATACCGCGTCCTGACGCAATTGCCAGCCGTGCAGTTGAGAAGTCAACCTTACCGTTGTTTTCTTTGATGTGGTCACGTAGGTCTGACAGTATCTGACGCTGCCATTTACGCGGTCCGGGGAAGTGTTCCAGCGGCGTGCCTGCTTGGCCCCACGGGAATGTGTACAGCACGAACGCTAGTGGGTCATCCTTCAGCGTCGGTGACCACAGCCGCGCCATCAACTCCATCTCGTCTTGGGCTGAGTATACGGGCGCTTGCATTAGCGTTTAGTCTTCTGAAAGTCCGCTATGTCTTTTTCCATCATCTTGTGGATCGTCTGTTCCCGCGACATTGCCTCTTCTGGCGTCTTGTACGACGGGAACTTAATGCCTGACTTCATAGCCAGCCGCACCGCCGAAGGGACATCGCGTTCTTGCCCATGCCAGTATGTCGGTATCAGAGTCTCGCCCTGCGGCAGACCGACAACAGCGCCCTTAAACGTAGTCAGGCTACCGTCAGCGTTCTTCTGATACATCCCTGTCGCTAAGTTGCGACGGTGATAGTCCAAGACTTCCTGCTCTTCCGGTGTCAATTTGTCTGCCATTAGTCTCTTCCTCTAGTCGGGGCAGTTCTGTGTACAGCCCTTCGATGACGCGCGTCTGTGCTTTTTCTAGCGCGCCTGTGATACTTATCTGTTGGTCTATGTTTACGTCGATCTGCTGCTTGGCTACCCAGCCGTGCTGATGCTTGAGTATCTCCAGCGCAGCCTTGCTGTCGCCATCGCGTGCCGCTTCGTACATGGTTTTGGCCGCTACCATCTCGCCGTCGGCACGACCTTTGATCTCTGCCATCTCGACCAGCGGGTCTGCGTCGGCCAACACACGAAATTGTTTGGGTGTCATGCCGGCGGCCATAGCTAGGCTGTCACCCTTTAGGCCGTAGCGGGCAGCTTCATAGATAGACTCCAGCCGCGACTCGGTGGCTTGCACCCGCTCTGGTGTAAATGGCAGTGAGTAGAAAGTCATTGGGCGTACTATAGTGTGTTGCGTTCTAAGATGCAAAAAAAAATAAAAATTGTTTGCGACCCTACCCGGCACAGTCACGCGGCCCACCGGCCCTACCCACCCCGGCTAAATATTTACTGTATTAATACACTAACACAGTGCTGCCAGCATTAGCTGTGTTGCTGTGTTAACACAGTGATTAGCGTTCTGCTTATGTTCCTGCTGGAATAGAAATGGCCTTTCCCTTTCGGCGCTTGCGCGAATTGGAAAAAACACATTGCTAGCTAGCTAGGTGTGTTAGTGTATTAATACACCAGCAGACGTCACGGACGTCATGACAATTTAATTCACTGGGGAATGCGTGACGTTAACGTCAACCATGAGAACAAACAGCTAGGTGTGTTACTGTGTTAATACAGTAAGGGACGTCATGATTTCGAAAACACCAGTCGCTGACGAAATGCGTACAGCGTACCGTATAGGTTATATATATACCCATTTTTTAAAACCTGACTTTAAACAAATATAATGGCAATATGACAATTAGCATCCCCAAACGGCGCAATTCCGCCAATAATCCGGACGTCATTTGCCTCTAAATAATGACGTCCCTAATGACGTCCGATGACGTCCATTTTGTGTAAGTTATCCACAGATTTATTTTCGTTATAATCGGTTGTCATTTGGGACGTCATTCGGGACGTCATTCGGGACGTCATTCCAAACGCCCTAAATCTTTTTTATCTGCAACACATTTTGTTGTTGACAGTATTTTAAGAGGGTATATAAGAGGGCATCAACAACGCAATGGAGTAACTAATATGTATGATTTGCCAACCAACCCAACCGCCCGGGACATTCTTACCCGGTCAATCGAATGCCACAATGGCGCATTCCGCGCTGCGCTTATTGAGCAAGCCGAAGCGCATGATTCGTGGGCATCATTCACTAATAATGAGCGCGGGCGTCAAGGTGCCGTTGCATCGTTCAACGCTTGCTTGAGGGCATATGATTTCGCCGGGCGCGATGATTTGCCCGCAATCGAACGCGCATCGTGCATCGCATATGAATGCGGCCCAATGATTGTTGCGCTCAATGTCGCCTGTAAGTTGCAAGACTTGCCAGCCCATGTTCGGACGCAAGCTGCAATCGCAGCGTAAACTAACGCCACCGGGTGACAATCCCGTCACCCGGTGACATCAATAGGAGTGAGACACTATGATTATTTTCCCCGGCGATTATGTAAAAACAAGGGCGGACGGCGCTTGGCATCTGGTCAAGCACACTATGACTGATATGCTTATTTTGCTGGATAACGGCTTTTTGACATACGCCCACGAACTTCACGTTGACGCTGTTTTGTCTGCCGACGAATTCGCGGCGGCCTTGGGCGTAGAACCGGCAGTATTCATTTATAATCAATCAATAGGTGCAGCCTAACCCCATATTAGCCGCGCGGCTAACCCTGCGCGGCCTTTATGGCGCTAGTGCCAATATAGGAGTGAGTGAGATGCTATCCGATAAACAAATATCAGAGCCCAATTTTGATCACCTTGCGGACGTAGCGACAGACGCATTTTTCGAGATGTTAAAGCGCGCAAACGTAAACCATGCGTTCAGCAGCAAACTAGACGAGGCGGCGACTAATCGCCTAGTCGATGAACTAACCGCCTTTCTTATACGTTTAGATCGCCGCCAGCAGGACACAAACGCATGATCGCGCACATTCTTGCCACAGCCGGTTTCGCCGCCGTGCTGCTGCTATCATTAACCGCAATAATCATTACGTTAAAAGGAAACTGAGAAATGACTAAATTTGAAACCACAAGCCAGCGTGTAGCTTACATTGATTATGAGGCTATCGCGCAAGAGCGCAACCGCCGCCGCAAATTGATGCATGATGCTGCGCCAGACCTATTGTTGGCGCTGGAAGCATTGCTTGAAGATGCGTTGGCGCTGGGGCTGGCTGACAGCCACCTATCGGGCAGCGCAATAGAAGCCCGTGAAGCAATAGCTAAAGCAAGAGGGAACTGAGCAATGACAAACCACGGTAGAACCTATCTGACCATGCTGTCAGATGCCGAACTAGTTCGCACGGCATTAGACCGTGATCACGAACTGGCTGTAGTGCTGGCAGAGCGCCTTAGCGAACTGTTGACCGTCGAAGATGAACTAGAGCATCTACAGATGCTATATGACCGGCTAGTGGCTGAGAATAACGCCCTGCGCGACGATGCAGCCGAATGACGGCGCTACTCGCTGGCGCAGCCCTATTTCTATTAACACTAATATTGGAGGATTAACTATGACACCCGAATATATGACAATTGCGGTTCTGTTAGCCGCACAAGCCGCAACATTGGCTATCCTATGGGATACGCACCGGCAATACAGTTGGTTCCGCAACGCATGGGTGCGCGACACAAAAGAATTGCTACTGTGGAAACGCAACGCCGTAATGCGCGATCCTAAAACGGGTAAATACGTCAAGCGGGATAGAAGCTAATGGATCACGCAGTAAAAAAGCGCGTCCAGCACCTGTGCGGCTATATCACCGACAAAACCGCCGTGATGCAACACATCAACCGCGAATTTAACATCAACCTAACGCTGCGCGACTTAGACGCTGTGGCAAAGGCTAAAGAGCGACCGACACGCACCAGCTTAGAAGCCATGATGCCATCGCCCCTGATCGTGACGCACAAGTGGAAGGGATACGACCCGCTAGCCGTTGCGCTGTTCAAGTATCACGCAGCACGGTCATTTGGTGATGATCAAACCTTTTGGCTTAACCGACTAAACGACAAACGGGCGAAACCCGACATAACAGTGGAGCTATAAAATGATTATTAACACATATACCAACGAACAAGCCGAAGTGCTGCAACGGGCAGCAGATGCCTTGCGAGAGCATGACAAGCTAAAGGCTGCGCTA